TGGACGTTTGATACCGCAGCCGTTTTTGAGTGGGAAAAAGAGCAAGCAATTATAAACGCTACTGGTGACTTATCGAGTGTTACCGATGACGAATTAAAGCGCCGAAAGCTTGCAGCTGAGACAACGATTGTTGAACTTGAAGCTGGTAAAAAACGCGGCGATTTGATACCCAGAGAAGAAATTGAAACAATGTTAGTTAACCTAGTATTGGATACAAAAGCCAGATTGCTTTTAGTTCCGCGTAGATGCGCCCCTCTTTTAACCCACCTCACAAGTGAGCAGGAAATAAGAGATATTATCGAAGAGGAACAGAGAGAAGCCCTGACCGATTTGTCGAATATGGGCGCTGACCAAGACTTATAAAAGATGCATTGCCATGGGGCTTTTTTAGTAACACGGGTAGTAACATTATTATTTTTTGTTGTTTTGCTTTTCTTTATTAATCAAAGGCATAAAATTCTTATTACATTCTGGCCCCGGGCACCAACTTTTTCTCATTTAAAAGGCTGGCTCTACCCCATAAACGGGGGATCTTAACTTATCGTAAA